GGGTTATGGTGCTGGATTGAAGAATAACGGACTTACCACTAAGCTCAACATTAATTAGGCGCGCACGGACGGAATATGTAAGATTGCGATTAGCGCCTACATCACCCAATTTTGTGAGTGCCTCGACCTGAAGGACGCCATATCCACCGGCGTTAGATGAAGCTGCAAGCGGCATGCGTTCAGTGTGATAGAAGAAGGGGATAGTCAACTTAGCCGTATGATCATCACGCAAATTAATCATAGTGCCATATTTCTGTGAGGCTTGGATACGTCTATGTGTAAGGTCAGTTGCGCTTGGTATGGTATCAGCGTACCCAGCCGAAGCCAAACACATGGGTTGCCAACAAACGACAAAAACCCCCGAATGATAGGCAGATGGAGTGAATAAAACCTCCACCTCCATATCAAATCGTATATGGGAGTAACCTGAGCAGTGTCGCAAGATTGTAGAATTATTAAGTAATGATGCTGCTGGTGTCCATGACCCTGAATGGAAGGTACCGGGAGTTATAGAAACAGGATCAGAGAGACGGAGCCATGAGGAAACAATTCGGGGTGGTGGTTCATTAAGTGGCTCTTGTGTGGTCACAGTGGTAGAGACAGAATTGGAAGAGGTTAAAAGTAAAGAGGTGGCAGTCGAGTGATGAAACACACGTACGACTATAAGTGTGAGTGGGGTGGTTCCTAGTGCACGAAACAAAACCTAAAAAGGCCCAAGGGGATTGCCCTAATGCGATACATATCCTCTCACGCGCCCAAAACCAAAGCGCGCTAAGTAACTATATGTAACCAGGGTCTTATAAGAAAGACTCCAAAAGAAACTCGGGAGTTATCGAGATCCCAGACTCGGGGTAAGTTTTTGGAGATTCCAGCTCCATGAAAAATCAGTACGAGAGTGATGAAACGTCAAATATTGCAAAGACAGAGCGTGTCATTAAAGTAAGCACGCATCGCATTGCAACACACGGCGTCATCTACTGATACCAAAAGAAGTGTAGGGAACATAGCAAAATAATTCCATGCAAAGTGGACACAAACAGCCTGCCAATATCCGAGATACGGGGTGTAGTAATGCATAACATCGCAAAGAAATATAATAGGTATGTAACCTAAAGAAAATGAAGGGTCGAGGCACTTTTTCAAAG